GTAGGGCGGGGCGACAGGGAGAATGCACTATCTGGCGAATTGAATGCTCAGGACGACAGGTTCGCCCAGGCGTCCAAGGAGCTTGCGAATCAGCGTAGCGAGGCATCTCTGCGTGGCGCATCGGCTGCCGATCTGGACAAGGAGTTTGGACCGCGCACGGATGCTTTGGTCGCGCAGAATAAGAAGGCGACCGACCAAATCCGGCAGAACTACGCGGATGTGGAGGCCGCGCAGGGCGACTGGACAAAGGGCGCGACGTCGGCCTGGGCCAACTACCTTGATTCGGCGAAGAACATTGCCGGCCAGACCAAAAGCCTGTTCGGCAACGCCTTCAGCAGCATGGAGGACGCGGTCGTCAACTTCGCAATGACCGGCAAGGCATCGTTCTCGGATTTCGCTAAGTCGATCCTTGCGGACATGGCGCGCATTGCTACCCGCCAGGCGAGTTCGGCATTGCTGAGCAGCTTGGTTGGCGCAACGGCCAGCTACTTCGGTGGCGGCGGTGGTTCTGGCGGGGCAAGTCAGGCCGGGTACACCGGTACCGACCTTTCAAGCTTCACCCCAGGCAGCATTCAGGCCAAGGGTGGCGCCTGGTCGGGCGGTGTGCAGATGTTCGCCGACGGCGGCGCCTTCACCAACTCAATCGTCAGCAAGCCCACGGCGTTCGGCATGGCCAACGGAAAAACCGGGGTCATGGGCGAGGCGGGCGACGAGGCAATCATGCCGCTCACCCGCACAGCCAACGGCAAGCTGGGTGTTTCTGCGGTTGGAGGCGGCGGTGGCGGTGTAAATCTCAGCCTCAGCATGCCGATCATCCTGACGGACCAGGAGGCCGGCCGCCCTGATGGAGCCGAGTTCGACGCCGAACTGTTCCAGCGCAACATGGAGTCGCGCACCCGGCAAATCGCAACAGAAGAGATCGCCAAGTCTTGGCGCCAGGGCGGCCAGAGTTTCCGCCAAGTGAAAGGATGATTTATGGCAATCGAGCGATTTACCTGGGCTACTGAAAAGGGCGTCGAGGGTGATATCAAGCAGCGCGTACGCACGAAGCAGTTTGCCGACGGCTACGCGCAGTCGACCGAGGACGGGATCAACAACAAATCCCAGTCTTGGCCGGTAACCTTCACCGGCATGAAGAGCCGCATCAAGGACATCATGGACTTCATCGACCGGCACAAGGGTGCAAAGGGCTTCCTCTGGGAGCCGCCCCTAGGCGACCTGGGCCTGTACAAGTGCAACGGCTACAAGCCAGTGCACCGCGGCGGCCAGGTCTACGCCATCACCGCGACCTTCGAACAAACCTTCCACCCCTGAGATAACCACCCATGGCACTGACCACGGACATCCAGAAACTGGAGCCCGGCGCCGAGATTCGCCTGTTTGAAATTGACGGGACCGAATACGGCGCGGATTACCTGCGCTTTCACGGTCACGCCATCCCGCACACGCCCGAGGAGCTGCTGGCCTACGAGCATTCGGAAGAGGATCTGCCGGCCAAGTCGATTTGGTGGCAGGGCGCCGAGTACGCGGCATGGCCAGTGCAGATCGAGGGCATTGGCTCCAACAGCGACGGCACGGCCACGAGGCCGACGTTCGCCGCCGGCAACATCAACGGGCGCGTCACGGCGTTGTGCCTGGCTTTCGAGGACCTGCTGAAGTTCAAGTTGACTGTTCGCGAGACCCTGGCCCAGTACCTGGACGCCGCGAACTTCCCTGAAGGCAACCCAACGGCCGACCCGACTCAGGAAGGGCTGGAGATCTGGTACATCGACCAGAAAACCAGCGAGGACGGCGAGGCGGTGGTCTGGGATCTGTCCTCCCCGGGAGAGATCGATAATCACGGATTGCCCGGGCGCCAGATGACGACCTTCTGTCATTGGGCCATGACCAATGGTTACCGAGGGCCGGACTGCGGCTATACCGGCGCGGCCATGTTCGACGACGAAGACAACCCCACAGATGACCCGGCCCTGGACCAGTGCAAGGGCTGTTTGTCGTCCTGCAAGAAACGCTTCGGCGAAAACGAAGAATTGGGATTTGGGGGATTTCCAGCAGTGAGCCTCGTGTCCAGATCATAGTAGAATTGCCTTGTGGCTAGGGCACGCAACCCGAAAAGTCGAGACCTAACCGACCTGCGACTCTTCTTCAGTTAGGTCTCACGCTTTAGGGGTGTGATTTGAAGATGAAATACCCAAAAGATTTGGTGGGCTTGCAGTTCGGCAGACTCACGGTGATTAGCAAAGCGCCAAACGATAGACCCTATAGGGTCAGTCTTTGGAACTGTCAGTGCGTATGCGGCAATTCCCGCGTCGTTCAAAGATCTGCGCTCGTATGTGGCGTGCAGGTATCTTGCGGCTGCTTTATGAGGATGCGCGTAAAGGAAACCCATACCACTCACGGGCTACATAGGCACTCTGCCTACGGCACATGGAAAGCGATGATTGATCGCTGCTACAACCCCGGTTCCAAAGATTTCAAAGATTATGGAGGTCGAGGCATTCAGGTGTGTGATGAGTGGCGAGACATTGCAGGATTCGTCGCAGGGATGGGAGCGAAGAAGAAAGGCCAGAGCATCGATCGGCTTGACGAGAATGGCGATTACGAGCCAGGAAACTGCCGATGGACTGATGCGCTCGGCCAGGGCGAGCATAAGCGGAACAATGCGATTGTCGCGCGCCTTGGTAGCGAGAAGCATATCGCCGGTGTTTGGCGCGAGGCGGGCATAAAAGAATCTACGTTCTATAACCGCCTCAATGCTGGGATGACTCCTGACGAAGCTGCTTCCTTGCCTGTACGCAAGCACAACGCTACAGCGGTGATCGATGGTGAAGAGCGCACACTTGTAGAGTGGGCAAAAATTGCTGGGGTCGATTCCGCCACCATGCGCAATAGAGTGAAGGCCGGGATTGTAGGCAAAGCATTACTTGCGCCACCGCGATCCAGAAAAATATCTACTTAACCCAAGGGCGCTACGGCGCCCTTTTTAGTGGGCGCGAATAATGCGAAAACACATAATCACCGCCATCCAGGCGCATGCGGCAGCGGAGTATCCGAAAGAGTGCTGCGGGCTGCTGCTGGCTGTAGGGCGGGCGCAGAAGTACTTCCCATGCCGGAACATCGCCACGGAGCCGAACGAAGAGTTTCGACTGGATCCTGAGGACTACGCTGCGGCGGAAGACCTGGGCGAGGTGATCGGCATTGTCCACTCGCACCCGGATGCAACCAGCAGGCCGTCACCGCACGACCTGGCCATGTGCGAGGCCACTGCGCTGCCCTGGCACATTCTGTCGTGGCCCGAGGGGGATTTGCGGACGATCACGCCAACCGGCAGCACGCCGCTGCTCAGGCGCCCGTTCGTACACGGCGCCTGGGACTGCTGGCAGGTCTGCGCTGACTGGTACCAGCGTGAATGGGGGCTGGAGTTCGATGCCTTCCAGCGCACCGACGGCTGGTGGGAGAGTGCGGAGAACGCAAGCCTCTACGAGCAGCACTACGAGGCTGCTGGCTTTGTGCGCGTTGATAGGCCGCAGCGAGGGGATTTGATCGTCATGCACGTCGGGCGGACGGTTCACCCGAACCACGCCGGGATCTACCTAGGCACTGATCCAGCTCTACCTGGTGAAGACTCGGGCGCCTTCGGGCCTGGCCCATTTCTTCTTCACCACCTGTACGGCCGGCCGTCCGAGATCATCGTTTACGGCGGGCCCTGGCACGATCGAGCACGCCTTATCCTTAGGCACAAATAAACAAAACAAGAACCATAACCCGGCTGCGCCTCGGGAGAAGGGCATGCAGCTCTCTATGCTAATGCACGTAGGCTTCTACGACAGTAATACCCTGATAAATAGTCTTTCTCCAAGGCTGAATCTTTGCACCTCGACCTACGACACACTCCATTTCATCAGCCATGTTGGCTCCGCCCTTTCGCAGGAAGAGCACCTTCGTTCGGAAGATCGAAGACACTCTGAGTATCCAAACCGTTGGGCAGGATCCCATGACCGGCTCAGAAGATTTTTTGCGGTCCCATTTCCCTATTCCGTCGCAACGTGCATGCCATACTGCGATCGAGGGAACGAATGATAAGGAAAGCGGACCTTCTGTGACGAACTCTTTCATGGGGGTTTCTGTGTCGCCTCCATGAAATAAATACTGACCCGTTTGCAGAGAAGCTCCATGCATGGCTAGCTCATCAGCCATTTCCTGAGACCTTACTATCGCTTTCGCCTGATAGTCCCGATGGTGCGGAATATCTTTGTATTTTGGGGCCATGCCTGCGGCTTTTACCAAGGATCTGAAGGAACAGAATTTTTCTTCCAGCTTCCAGGTAATGCCGGAGGTGGTGTGGGTGATCGCGTCGCACAGCATTTCATATGGGGTATATACAATCGTTTGCTTTCTAAGTGCCCTTACTTGATTAGGAAAAAGCTTCAGTCCGAATTCGTGCTCCCTGATCTCTTCTAGGGTGACCAATTGATCCTGTAAAGGGTAAGGGTCAAATAACGGTAACATTCGATCCATCTATGTGTGCCTTGCCTTAATTGCCTTTCGACGTTCGGAAACAATTGCTTCACTTTGGTACAGCGGAAAATACTAGTGCCCCGCTCGAGGTGATTACCAATTTGAAGGTTTTGAAGAAGCTCTTCTCAAGTA